CAACATCCGCGACACCAACTGTGTATTCCGCAGGTGGTCAAGAACTCCCCGCCTACACGGTCACCGTGCCGTGGGTGGCTTACCCATAAGGAACAAATGGCAACTTACAAAGTCATTGCAGACAACGTCTCAGGCAAGAACGTCGGAGACACAATTACTGATGAGGAACTCGACGGTTGTTCCGTTGAGGCTCTCATCGCAGGCGGGCACATTGAGCCAGCCAAATCAACCAAAACAACCAAGGAAGCAGAGGCCGAATAACCATGGCTATTTATGTAAACAAAGACGTCACTGTCACGGTCAACTCAATTGACTTGACCACATACGTCACCAACGTGGAAGTTGTCCAGGCTGTTGACTCTGTCGAGTCCACCGCTATGAGCGCAACCTCTGTCAACGGACACACCTTTGTCGGTGGCATCCAAAACAACAGCGTCACAATCTCGTTTAACCAGGACTTCGCAGCTAGCAAAGTCCACGCGACATTGACCGCTCTTGTCGGCACACCAACCACCGTCACTGTGAAGCCAACCTCCGCTGCAACAGGCGCAAGTAATCCCCTCTTCACGGTCACGTCGGCGCTGTGCTCAGAATACCGACCCGTAATGGGCGCTGTAGGCGACCTTGCGACCGTTGGGGCAATCACCTTCGCAGGTGGACTCTTCACCGCAGCTGCAGCCTGATGTTTGAGCTAGTCATCTCCACCGTGCTGGTGGATGGCAGCGAACACACTGTCGTTCTCACCGTTCCCAGCATCCTCGAATTTGAGCGCTTACACACCGTCTCCATCATCAAAGCGATGGACCAAAACCTCTCAATGGAGTACCTGGTCACGCTCGGATATTTAGCGATGAAGCAGCTGGGCCATGTTTCAAACATTGAAAAGTTCCAGTCCGAAATAAAAGGCGTGTCCTACGAAATCAGGTCCATCCCTTTTGGCGTGACGGCTACCACGGAGCCATCGCCGGACTGATACTTGCGGGCATTCCGTGGAGCGATTTGCGGGATATGCCTCAGACACTTATCAGCACACTCTCACACACTCTTAAAGAAAGGCAGAAATGATGGCAGTCAAAGTTATGCAACCCGACGCTGACATTCAGAAAGCCTTAAAAGCAATTAAGAAGGTGCAGCCTGAACTCATCAAGCAGATGAAGAAGGACATGAGAAAAGAAGCTCAGCCCGCAATTAAATCCATCAAGGGTTACTTGCTGTGGCTGGACCCCGACGTGGAGCCGTTCAATAATTCCAACGATTCGAACATCACCAAAGGTGAGCTAATCCGTGGCCGTGGCGGTAAGACCCGCTGGCGCAAATCCGACATCATGCGCGGCATCCGCGTCAAGTTCGGCGGTCCGAACCGCAAGGCTCGTATGGGTCGCACACAGTACGCCATCATGAGCATCTACCAGGCGAACCCTGCTGGCGCTATCTACGACCAGGCAGGCTCTAAGAGCCCTCAGACGGTCTTTAACACCAACCTTGCCAAAGAAGACAAGGCGCACAAGGACGGCGAACGCAAAGGCAAGAAGGGTGGCTCTCGTTATATGTGGCCCGGTGCTGAATCTCATCTGCCGAAACTCATCATCGCTGCTGAGCGCATCCTCACTGGCGTAACCACAAAATTCAACAGCAACTATAAAGGTTTTTAATCGTGGCAAATATCCTGCTTCCATTCGTCACAACCTTCGACGACAAAGGCGTCAAGAAAGGTCAAGCCTCGTTAGGTTCCCTTGCTAAGTCGAGTCTCGCTGGCGCTGTTTCTATCGGTGTTGTTGTTGACCAGCTGGGCAAAGCGGTCCGCGCAGCTGCTGAAGACCAAAAGGCGCAGGAGCAGTTAGAGCTGGCAGTTCGCAATAACACGACCGCGAACACTGAGCAGATTGCCGAGATGGAAAAAACCATCGGCCGTATGGAGATGCAGAAGGCTGTCGCAGACGACGAGCTTCGTCCCGCTTTGGGAAACCTCGTTCGCGCTACTGGCGACGTGGCTAAGGCTCAGGACCTTTTAAATTTAAGTCTTGACATAAGCGCAGCCACCGGACGTGATTTGCAAAGTGTCACGATTGCATTGAGTCGTGCGCAGATGGGGAACATGACCGCGCTCACGCGTTTGGGTATTCCGCTCAATGCTGCAGCAGTTAAATCAAAAGACCTTGCAGCTCTGCAAAAGGACCTTGAGTTGCGCTTCGCTGGCGCATCCGACGCAGCTGCTAACTCTGCCGATGGCGGCATGAAGAAACTTCAAATCGCATTGGACAACACCTACGAAACCGTGGGCTACAAACTGCTCCCCGTTCTTGGCGACTACGTCACGGTAGTTGCTGACCTTGCAGACAAGGCGTTGAATGCCGACAAAGAACAAAGCAAGTTCGGGACCGCCTTTAACTTCCTCGCTAAGAGGATGCTCCCCGTTTTAGAAATCCTCCCGCTCATAAATAAGCAGGTGAAGAACTACGCCGACAACGTCAGAGGTGCGACCAGCGCCACCGATGACTTTGACAGAATCAACCGCCTGCAGAACATGAACCTCAGCAAAGAGACTGTCATCCTCAAGGACAACGACAAGGCTCAACGCGCTGCTACCGATGCTAAAAAGAAGGCTCGCCAGGCTGCTAAGGAATACGCCGACACTCTCCGCGAGCGTGTCAAGACCGCAGTGGACATCACCACCGACGCAGTCGAGAAGGCTCAAGCTGCCTACGACGATTACCGAGACAGCCTTGCCAGTTCCATCACTGGAAACATCTCACTCGCTGAGGCGTACAAAACACAGACCGACGCAGACAAAGCCTCCACCGAAGCCCTCCAGGAACGCACACAGGCTTATCAAGACCTCAACAAAATCAATCCAACCGAGGACGCTGACGAGTATGCGGCCGCGCTTGACCGTGTTGCTAAGGCTGAAGAGAATGTCCGGGTCGCAGCCGACAACCGCAAGAAGGCAAGCGTTGAGCAGGTCTTCACGGACCAGATTGCTAACGCTCGTGAGTTTGCACAAAACCTTCAGTATCTAGTCCAGCACCACAACCTAGGTCAGGCTGCACTTTCACAGCTCATCAACCTTGGCGTGGACGCAGGCAACGAAGTCACCCGCGCCATGATTATGGGCACTAGCGGACTGACCGCGGGCGGACTCAACGAGTCGCTCGCCTCGATTAGTTCTGCAGCAAGTTCGTTCGGTACTGCTGGCGCTAACCAGTTCTTTGGCGGGGCACTGGGCACGGCCACAGCCAATCAAGGACAGGTCAACCAGTACAGCATCACCGTCAACGCAGGTCTTGTCTCTAACCCTGCCCAGGTGGGTCGTGACATCATCGAAGCCATCAAGAACGCCGAGCGCGTATCCGGTCAGGTGTTCGTCAGCGTATGAGCCAGCCCATCGTCCAGGTCTTAGTCGGCTTTCAGACCAACGCAATTTTCAGCCAGCCTTTCCAGCTGGACGACGCCGTGTATGGAATCTTGGATACGAGCACCCTCGGCGGTATCCAGTTTGCAGACCTGACCACGATGGTTCAGTCAATCAACATCAACCGTGGCCGCTCACGCCAGTTGCAGGAGTTCAACACTGGCACAGCGACCGTTTCGTTTTGGAACAAGTCACGAGCCCTAGACCCTCTTAACACGTCAAGCCCCTACTGGAACACCACCGCTAACACGACGGGCATTGTCCCTCGTCTGCCTATCCAAATCTTTGCCAATGGCATCCCGATTTATACAGGTGTCATCCAAGACTGGAACGTCAACTACGACACAGGCAACAACGACATTGTGTACGCCAGCTGCGCCGATGACTTCACCGTCCTCGCCAGCGCCACACTCGCAGACCACACAGTCACAGCGGAGCAGACAGGAACCCGAATCAACACGGTTCTCAATTATGGCGAGGTGGCTTATCAAGGCGCTCGAAGCATCGCCACCGGGTCTTCCACTTTGGGTGGCACAGCTGCTAGCGCTGACTTCAGTATCCAACAGGGAACCTCAGTTCTAAATTATTTGCAGGATGTCACCGACGCCGAGCAGGGCTATTTGTTTATGTCGGCAGAAGGCACTCTCAGTTTTAAGGGTAGGTCGCAAATCCTCAACCCGATTTCGACTGCAACCTTCACAGGTGACGACTCGCTCGGCATCCGCTATCAGACACTTGTTAACGAGTTCGGCGACGAACTTCTATACAACGTCATCGTGACTGAAGGACCAGCTGGAGGACCGTTCACAGCAACCGACAGCGACTCAGTAGCGCAGTATCAAGCGCAGACCTACAGCCAAACAAGTCTGCTCAACTCGACCACGACAGAACTTCAGGGGCTCGGCAATTACCTTCTCGGCAAGTACCGCCAGCCCCAGCTGCGCTTCACAGGGCTTTCCACACAGTTGCTCGCCCTCGACGAAACGAAGCAGAACCAGTGTCTAAACCTTGACCTGACCGACGTCTGCAACGTCGTCAAACACTTCGCTGTAGGAACTCCCACCTCAGTTGACCAAACCGTGATTGTGACAGGCATCAGCCACAACATCACGCCTGGCAGTCACATCATTAGCTACACATTCGAGTCCACTGACGGCAACGCTTATCTCACCCTAGATGACCCTGTTTTCGGTACTCTTGACAACAACCTTCTCAGTTTCTAAAGGAGACAAAACATGACCTATCCGAACTTTGTTGCTGGGGATATTCTTCGCGCCCAGGACATGAATGCCGTTGCCGGGTGGAAGGTTGCCTCGGGCACTTTGTCGCTTTCCACAACCCCGACCAATGTGACGGGCGTGTTCAGCTCTGAGTACAAGAACTACCGACTGCTGTTGAACTGCACATTCAAGTCCGGGTCAATCCGCGTGGACATGAAATACATCGTCGGCACAACGGCCACAAGCAGTGCCTACTATCAGGCTGGTATCGGTTCCGACTACGGCGCAAACGCAACGCTCTACTATCAGCGCTCAGCAAACGATGCTCAGTTCTTTGGAATCGCCAGTTCCGCTTTGTTGTCTCAGTCTTATGACATTTACAACCCGAACAAAGCAGCAGCGACCATGCATCATGGCACCGTCGTGGACGTCAACAGTGGCTATCCGTACATGGTCGGCGGCAGCCAACTTTCAAGCACACAGTTCACAGGGTTCCAGCTGTTTACCAGCGCAGGAACCGCCACCGTCGAATATCAAGTGATTGGATACACGAACTAATGAGCAACACAGAGAAGCAACTTGTCCATGACTGGTCCACTGGCGCACTGGTTATTTACGAAATCGACGCGCCTATTGA